ATTTCATACCATCGGCTAAATCTTGCACACCAGCAGTAGACGCAACTGCACCAGCAGCAAGATAATCGACAGCCTTTGTCGTGTCCTCTGCGCTTAACTTAAATGTATTCATTGTTTGCGCAATAATTACAGAGGCATCAGCAAGTCCCATACCCTCAGTTGCCGCTAAATTCATTGCTGCTTCTAATGCGCCTGCCTGAATTTCTGCTGGTTCCAAACCACCCTTAGACAATTCAAGAATCGCAGTTGCTGCTTCGCCTGCGCTGAAAACTGTGTCTTGTCCCATTTGCAAAGCAAGATCGCTCAAGGCTTTCATTTGATCGCCAGTAGCATTGGCATTTACCTGCACAGATGCCATTGACACTTCAAAGTCAGCAGCAGTGGTAACCGCGTAACCACCCATCAAAGCAAGTGGCGCAGTCACGTTCATAGTTAGTGACTTGCCTGCTCTTTTGAATCCGTCACCAATTACATCTGCGCCAGTAACGAATGTTTGAAATGCACCCTCAGCCTTTTTAATGTCGGCAATAGCACGGTTCAGATCTTTGTTGTCCCACGCGGCAACGATCGGCAGAATAATAGCCATTACTTTTTGAACACCAACTTTGCATTAACTGTCGCAGACACTTTCTCTAAGATTACAAGAACATCTGCTGTTACTTTTGGCAACTGTGACATTGCCCCACGCCAAACGAATCTCGATGGTGAGGCGTAACGCGAACCCAAGTTGTTTATTAACGCACGACCTTGTCCATTCAACGCGTGTTTCTGCGTTCTGCCACGGCGTTGATACTCTCTAGTTTCCCCGCGTGAAGTTTCATTACGTTTGCCAGCCATATCAGCAATCTGTAAAGCAGCAGCACCTTTAGTGCCTTTTTTGCCACCAACCCAAATAGAAATAATTGAATGCTCATTCTTTGCGGCACGTTTGCTAAAATTAGTGCGAACAGTTGCTTTAATGCTGGAACGATCCCAACCTGTACGCCCATTGTGCTTCATACCGCTTAACGGTGGCGCATCAGGAATCCAACTCATAATGTTTGCTGCAACTGGCTCTGCTGCATTTTTCAAATCTTTACGAGCAGCAGTTACAAATGTACCCTCGACCAATCGCAGCGTAGCGATAGTTTGATCTACGCCATACACCTTTGGTGTTGCCATTCGTCACCTTCTCATTTGTTCGCTTGCACGGTGACGCAGGTACATTCCCATCGAAAATAACATACGATCAGATTCATCTAGCAAAACTGATGGAGCAATACCAGTTTCACACGCTAGATACGCTATGTACCAGTGTTGGCTGCTGTCTCCAAGACCTGTGATTTTGGGTCAGCATCACTTGGGGCAATGCTTTCTACATCATCTAACCAAGCATCAAAGTCTTTGTCAGTTGCTTTCGTGCGATTTAACGAATGCCACGCCAACCAAAGTAGGTCAGTTAGTCTCATCTCAGTGTCTAGTCTTGCAACACTTCGTTGGTACTTATCCTCAAAGGCAACCAGATCTTTAGCAGAACACACTACGTCACTTGTTTTGTTGTTAGTGAATTCCACGCGCAGGGTGATTCTCATTAGGCAGTAGCCCTACTGACGGTGCCAGATGTAGGCCACGTCACGCTGAATGTTGCAATGTCGCCGACAGAACTAGCGTGTGGTGTATATGAATTCACCAAGCAAGTTGCGGTGTATGACGGATTAGTTGCAGAAACAGTTGAAGATGTCGGAACAATTACAACAGTTGCGATGGTGTTGTAAAGCGGAAACAAAGTTGCGTCTACTGATGCTGCTGCAAAATCTTGCATAAATTGCAATGTCAATGAACCTGTTTTAAGTCCACCAATGCGCTCACGGAAAGTTCCACCAAATGCGGTTGTTTCCAAGTCATCGGATTCTAGTGCAAGTTCAACACTATTTAAGTTTGTGGAAAAGTTAGTGCCATTAATGGTCACCTTGTAATCCGTGGCTGCGAATTTTGCCATTCTTTTTTTGCTCCCTTAGTCTGCGTAGCAAAGTATGATGAACTCTGCTGAGAAATAGTTTACATCACCAGCAGACACTTCACCATAATTGCGAACTTCAGACACTCGTACGTCATACGCTGCACCGCCAAGTGTCTTATCTGATTCTATTGCAAGTTTAATTGAGTTTGCACCTGTCGATGAAACCCACGAATCCAATGTATCTTGACCAGTTCTCTCGGATACACGGCTGACCAAAAGTAAGACAGAGAAATTGTATGTGGTCATTCCACCTTGATACGCGCCGTCATAACTTACAGATTGCGGCAAGACAATTGCAACTGGTGGCTTCGGATCGTCAGGAACTTTCGCTGCTGTTCGTAATCCAGTAATTGTTGCAAGGTTGGTTGCAATTCCCGTTCTAAGTTCTGCGACTGATGCCATTATGCAAAGTTTCTTGTCTTGCGATACGGAGCAATCAACTGCTCAACATCGGGGTCAAGGTAACGGCTAACACGGACTGCGCCCATATCGCCGAATCCCGCAACGCCAAGTGGCGAATCTAAACGCTTAAACAAACGTGACGATTGAATTACACAAGCCTGTGTGATTGCGATCGGGACAGCAGGCCAGCCAAACACCGCAGTAACTTTTACCAAAGCCTGTTCTACTTCGACAGGAAACAAATAATTTTCTACTGCGCGGATGCGTGTATATGGAACAGCAAGACCATCGGTATATCCGTTGTTCGGTTCTAGTTGATAATCAATGACTGCCCACGTTGTATCAAAAATTCCATCGCCAGCAGATGAAGTTTGTAACGTGATCGCAGTTCCCGCAATATCGTCAGTCTGTACAACGTAAGAATCGTCTGCTGCGTAGTAACGCGTGGCAGTTCCAGATGAATAGAACGATCGCATTGCATAGCCATCGATTGCGCGTGATGCGGATTCAACTGCCATCTCGATCAATGTGTCATCGATGTTATCTGTGATGCGCATTGCAGATTTAACTTGTGTCAATGTGGCGTAGCCATTTGTAATTGCCAATGTTGCTCCCTGAGTCTTTATCTATTGTATGCCAGACAAAAGAAAACCCCTGACGAATCAGGGGCTGACTTTTTCTTTCTACTAACTCGTGATGGTTTCTACTTTTCCGATTAGTTCTGGTGAGAACTTGTGTGCGCAGGTGCTGCCGATTGCCCAGCAACCCATATAACCTGAGTCTTGAATTCCTTTGCCAAATTCGACTAGATCGCCACCGTTGTGAACTTCTACGTGGACTGGATTTTTGCCTAAGCCTTTGCCGCAAACTGCGCAATATTCTTTGTCTGTCTTGTAGATGTTCTCGTGGAAAACCATTCCATCGCCTGCGTTGAATTCGTAAGTCTTAGTTGTTGTTGCTTCACTAACAACTTCTGGATAATCTAAACTGTTGTGAAATTCTGGTTGTGCAATTGCTTCGATAAGTTCTGTGACGTATCGTGCGCGCAATTCCATCGTGTCTGACTTAATTACTTTTGCAACTGCGTACCAAAGTGCCTGATCTGTTAGTGCGGTTGTGTTGGAAACTTTACGCATTACCTGATCGGTGTGTCCGATAACTGTAAGTTTTTTCATTTCTTGCTCCTCTGTCCTAGCGGATTTTTATCCGCGCTGTTGAAACAAGTCTAAAGTGTCGTATAACAAATGTCTAGTTCATTTCAGAAACTTTTTTGACCTAGTGCCATAAGGCTTTGCACTACAATTCAAGTTCTTTTATTAAGTTATTTATTTGATTTTGGCCTTTAGCCCTATCGCTGTATGGCAAAGTTGCCCCAGACATTGTCATACGGTCATAGCCCATATCATAAACAATTCGATTTGTTGATGCTTGCCACGGTTTGACTAGCGCACTTTTTTTAAGTCTTAACGCAAAACCCCAGTCTGCAAATTGAAATCCATATGGAAATCCACCTACTGATTCCCATAATGATTTTGTTATTGAGTTTCCACCCATAAGCCTAAAGTCAGAATTAAGTTCTGCTGGATTCCACACCGCGCTTTGTCTTTGTAAAGAACCTTTATGAAGTAAGTGATCTACGATTAAGTTGCATTCTGCGTTATCTGCTGCATCTATTTCATTTAATGCTTCTGGCAGGAAGTAATCATCAGCACAACAAAAAGCAATCCATTTGCTTCTTGCTAGGTCAATGGCGCGGTTCCAATAATTTGCAAATTCAGGTTCATAATTTTCAACTCGGATTCTTACTTTGCTGAAATCTTTGATTGAAGTGAGTACCTGATTTATGTTTTGCTCATCAGAAACAATAACTATTTCGTCATAGTCACGTTCTAATGTTTCAACAGCCTCAAACCATTGTGGTAGAAACTTTGCGTATCCATCACCCCAAATAGCCAAAACTATGCTGATTGTTGCTTTACTCATTGTTGTACCAGTCTCCAAAACGTGTCACCTGCTTTGTCAATCATTTCTCGCAAGCGATCTGAATCATCCCAATCTTGCACAGATGTAATTCCCACGTTGTCATTCGCGTGTATTTTGCAACCTGACAGCACCGCTTCCATAACAGCACGACATTCAGATTCAAACGCTAACGGCAAATGCACAAACCATTCACATCTAGCCATTGCATCTAGTACCACGGAACGATCAACATCAGTTAGATCAAGAAAAGGCAAACCATTTTCTAATGCCCAAGCGTGAGCCTTGAGCCTGCCTTTAAGTGGATGATTGCGAGCAGCCCATAACGCCATCGACTTTTTGTCAAAGTGGTTATGACATTTGCTTGTGTCAAAATACGAAAGCACCTGTGCAGTTTTGCGTGGCTTTGCCCAAGATAGTTCACGCCGCATATGAGCAGGCGTATGGGTTACGAATAAGCGACTACCAGAGATCAAAGCGTTCAGCCCTGCTCGTGGTGTCTGTAAGTGATGCACGAATACAAACGGCTCATACTCACTTAGCCGAAACAACTGCTGATCGCTAAAGGCATCTGTACCTGTAACCACTATGGAATCGAATTGGTGTATGTCGTGTGTATCGAATGTGTATGGCGTGACGATTTGTATATCAAAATCTAAAGGTGCTTGCTGCTGGTATTCCCAATCAGACATCTCAGCCCCGCCTGCGAACATTCCACTGAATACCGATTGCTGCCCCTCAGAGCCAATCTCAGGGGTTTTTACAACGTGGTGTGTGTACCAGCCGACTTTCACGCACTTGGCCGTTCTACGCTGCGCTGTGCAAGAATTTCCAATGACGGCTTCCAATGCTTTTCATAGACAGCATCAGCGTTATACGTTTTGGCAAAATCAATTGCTTTCTGAGATCGTTCCTGCCCGCGATCATAGGCTGCTTCCAACGCTTCGACAATTCTTGGAACTGACGGCATATGGAACCACGCTGTTTGCGGAGCATCCCAAAGTGGCTGGCCATCTACTAACCAGCCGTCACCTAGTAATTCCGTGGATGCCGCGAACTCAGAAACAATGACAGGTGTTCCGCAGGCTTGTGCTTCGATCGTAGGAATTCCAAAACCCTCACCATAGGAAGTAGCAAGCAAAACATCCATCGCCGTATAAATCGTTGCAAGTGTCTGCTGGTCAATTCCGGTGCGGTACAAATAAGGATCAATGAATTTATACTGGTGTTTTTGTAATCCGACTGCCGCCAATAAATCAATTAGTTTGATCCCGCCTAACGCGCCCATCCAGTCTGTGTGTAAATACAAGATTGCATCATCGTGTTTCTGCGCGAACATCGAGAACGCCAAGATGTTCTCACCGAATGCTTTGCGGTTTGGGCTGACACCCTTGTTTGCTGCATTCATTCCGACAACAAATTTGTCGTTAGGAATATCTATGAAATCCCTGCCTGTAATTCCTTTGTGTCTTTTCATTGGTTTGAATACAGATTCGATACCGTGCGGAACATACAAAGATTCGATGCCAACATTTTCTAGCATCGCTTGTCCGTACTGACTCATTGCGATCGGTGTGACAAAATCTTGTCTGCACCATTTAGCAACTTGCGGTGGTGCTGGAATGTGATCTATCGGAACCCAACTGGCAACATTCCAGTCTGCCCATCGTGGTCCTTTGAACACCCAGACGTCATAAAGTGTAAAAAGAATGTGCGGTTGCTTTGGATTCTGCATTGTCCAGTCGTGCATATGCGCAGGCACTACATCGTTGGAATAAAGATCAGCACCGCGTTGGTAAACAGGGATGCCGTTCCAGTCTGTGTTGCTTCCCTCTAATCCGTAATTAGAAAAAATAGCAACATCGTGTCCTTGTTCTTTCATTCGTTGCGTTACTTGCGCAGTTTGTGTTCCGTAACCAGTCGCAGCCCACGGCGCGTTACTGTTCCAACCGATTCTTAATGATGATTTGTTTTGCACAGATGCTCCCTTGATTATTTACAGCCTAATAAATAGATGCTGCAAAGTCTAATAACCACGCCACAAAACAGTTGCTTAATTAACTAGACATTTGTTATACAAGATGCTATGCTGTTACTAACAGCGTGGGGCAACCCACTAGGACAAAGGAAACAAAATGATCGACTACAAGACACTAAGCACAGAAACTGTGTTACTGCTACTAAAACAAATTCATACAACAAATTGCAAAAAACTAGATTGCGCAGAATGCAATGTATTTAGCAATCTAGAAATCAAGAATTGGTTGGAACAGTAATGGCTGACAAACAACAGAACAGACTTTACAAATCAGAAAATGGAATAGGTCTGAAAAATGCTGGTGATTTTGTAACAGTTGCAGAATGTCAAAAGTATGTGAACAAAGTTCTAAACAGCAAAGCAGTTCTAGATATGTTTAGCAGCAAGGAACTTCATCAGGGCGCGTTAGTAGTTACAGTCAAAGATGGTCGCGGATACCGCAGAGCAGTAGCGACAACAGATGGTCGTGGTGGGTTAGTAATTCAATTGCCACGATGGGCGCGCAGTAAGTACGTCATACTGCACGAACTGGCACATCATTTGGAAAAGTCATACTCTGTAAACAACTGGCGCGAAGCAGTCCGCATCGGGCAAACCGATCCAGTCACTTATCAGTCGCACGGTGCGCGATTTACAGCAACACTGCTGTTCTTAGTTAAGCGAGAACTTGGCAAAGAAACTCACGACAGGCTGGCGACTAGGTTATGGGAAAACCAATGCAAGACACTTGAGGGTGGTCGCGTGGTTTCGGTATCGCTTCCGAGAAAGCAGGCAGAGAAACAATCTGCATAAATAAAAAGTGAACCCCGTTGGCCTGCGCTCCAACGGGGTTCACATTTGTTCCTAATTACTAGGAAGCAGCACCTGCGAAATACTTCACGTGTGAAGTCTGAATCAGGTTGCCATCCACGCGCATAGTTGCACGGAATGTAATCAGGTCATTCTGGAATGCGAAATCATCTGAACGATCAAGACGCAAACCGCCAACGGTGCGAACGTAGTAACTTGGCAAGTGGCCAAAAATTACTGACTTTGCACTTGTTGCTGGTGACGCGATTGCTGGATTTTCGAAAATAGGATATCCAAGCAATAGATCACGAGCATCGGCAGATAGGGATGGGCTGAACAAGTACTGACCAGCATTATCCTTTAACTTGCGAACAGCAGCGATCGCCTGAGCGTTCATCTGCCATCCTGTGCCTGGCAAAGTGCGACCTGCGGTATTCACACTGTAAACAAGATCGATCAAGTTATCAGCGGTGAATGCACCAGATACGGAAGTGCCGCCAGTGATTCCTGAGCCTGCGGCAGTAACGATACCAGTTGGCTGGGTTGTACCAGTACCAGTTGTTAGTGCGCCATTGACTGCAAAGCCAAGTGCGTTACCAGTCTGCGTTGCTAGGAATCCAAGAATATCCACGCCTGCATCCTCAACCATTTCACGGCTGATCTGTGTCAAGAATGAATACTTGTATGCACCCAGAGTTACGAATGAATTAAATGTTGGATCGCTTTCACCGATTGCTCCTGCTTCAGATGTAACCGTACCTGTGCTGTATGCGCTTAGGCTTGGGATCTGCAAGTTTTCGCCACCTGCGGTTGCAAGTGTGGTGGAAGTTTCCAGCATTGGTCCAACGTGACGAGCAAGCATAATTACTTGGTCATAGAAAGATGTTGGCACGGGTGCGCCAGTGCTTCCCTTTGTTACATCACGCTTTTCAAATGAATGTGAACGAATTTCGCCACGAGCAAGTGAACGGATTAGTTCTGCATCATTGATTGATGGTACAGAAACTTCTGGACGTGCCTGTGATTCAAAACCAACCATTGCTTCGGCAGCGCGTACTTCACGCTCTGTTTGTGCTTTGATGGTGTCGATAGTTGCCGCACGCTGATCAAGATCAACCATAATGCGGTCATACTTTTCGTTTTCTTCAGAGGACAAATCGCGCTTTTCTGCTGCTGCGGAATCTAGCAATGCTTTTGCTTCATCCCACGCTTTGGCACGAGCCTCTATTTGCTGATTGATGTAATCAGACATAGTTTCTCCCTAAGTAGTTGTTGTTGTGTTCTTACAAGATCTGCGTGGCTCCACAACAGTAAACGCAACGGTGGCTCCACTCAATTGCACAAGTCAATTATTGCACAAATAAAAATAGGCTCAGTGCCTTCCCCTGCACCAAGCCTATTTCTGTGAACACTTTATCGTGTTTCTGTAATTTTTTCCAATCGGGTTTCATCCACCGGTGAAAAGGATTTTTTTTCAGCAGGCTTTTTGTCGCCAAATTCCGCAACTATGGCTTCAGATATAGCATCGGCGAAATCAACAAAAACACCAGACTGAGGATTACCAAGCACAGAGAGATAAACCCTTTTGACATTTTCCGCATCCATTAAAATACCTTTGACATAAGATCAAGTTGCTTGCGCTTAAGTTCTAGCAGTTCCAAATTGCTTGGCTGATCGGCTCGTAACTTAGAAACCACTTCAGCAATTAAATCAGCGTGTTCTGCTTCCAAAGTTTCGCCTGCTTCCAGTCGTGTAATCGCATCACTTAACGCATCTACATCGACAGCAGTACGGGTAGCAAGAATGTCTAGCGATCGAACAGATGCAGTTGTTGCTTGGTAAGCGGGGAATCCAGTCACAATAGAAACTTCGTGCAAACGCACCTGATGAAGTTCGCGGGTTGCGCCATCCTCTGACCACTTATCGCCACGCGGTGGAACACTAAAACCGAATGACATTGAATTAACATCGCCACGTTGCATTAGTACCGATAGATCACGACCAGCAGTTGTATCTGGCAAATCTGCTTCTGCAAGTAATCCGCGTGAATCCTCAGACAAACGCAATGTGCCTGCGCGACTAGAACCAAGAACAACATCTGTGTTGTGATTCATAAATAGTTTAATTTCGTTGCGCGACTTTAGTGAACGCTGGAATGCTCCACCCTTAATGACTTCTGTGAATGGTAATGGCTCTGACGGCGAATCGAACACGGCTGCATAACCAGTGAAACTCATACCATCGCTTGATGCTTCCCCGTTACGCACGTCAAACTCAACGGTATTTACACGACGTTCTACTGTTGTTGTCATTTCTTGCCTTTCATCTTTGTTCAAGTTTAATGCTACTGACTTCCACTTTTCGTTTTGTTCTGCATTGCGATCTTGCTGATCATCTCGAATTCGCTCTACAACGCGTTCAGCATAAGCCATAGTGCGCCTTGCTTGTTCTTTAGTTGCTCCTGATCCCCACAAGAAATGTGCGACTACTCCTGCGCTTGGGTAGTTTTCGTTGCTAGGACTAGCGGCAGGTGCGTCAAGATCAACCAGATGCCTTGCAATCCACGCTGCAATGCGAATCCACTTATCATCAGAAACTTGTCCGTCAGCCATAAGTCTTGCTTCACGAACTGTCTTGTCTGTTAAACCATCGCCTGCTTTTCCATCCGTATAGAACGCTAGACCACGGCGAGCAGCAGCACGCATAAAACTAGGTGCGCTTTGATTTATTGCACGCTCATCGTATTCCTCGAATGATCGTGAGGATTTAGGATGTCCTGCTGGTAACAAATCATTGTCCTGTTTGTAGTTTGCGTTCTCAGGTTTTCCATTTCGCAATAAAAACAAATAAGCATTTACCCTGCCCATCGCCCATTGTCCGCGTGTCATTCCTGGTCTGTGCGAAACTGAGTATGCACCAGCACCTCTGCGATAAACCGATTTCAGAGAACCTAAAGTTGCGCGTGTCCAATCTGGTCGATTATCTTTCGACATAGCATCATTATGTTCACTAACTTTATTTTTTAATGCTGTGGTTGTTTTTTCATCAAAGGTAATACCGCCACCAGATCCCTTAGCACTTCCCTCTGGGTTGGTCTTACTTCCCTTGATCTGCTCTTTCTTAGGTGCAGGTGCGCGGTTTTCATCAGATTCATCATCCATTTCATCATCATCTGATTCGTCGTGTTCTTGCCAAGCGTTACAGTAATACGCGCCATCAACAAATTCATCCCACTTTTCGCACCACGCTTTTGTGCCATCAGCGTTCTGTCGTGATTCGTCATAAAAAAAACAGTTGCCACAAGCACGTCCCTCTGGAACATCCTCTGCAAGTGCTGGTCTGTAATTGTCTGGCAATTCTCTGTAAGCGTTAGACATTGATTTTGGTTTCATCTTTTTGTGTTTCTTACGTTCCCCGCCAACTTCAATATTCTCAGCGAGAGAAACAGCAACTATCTGATCTATTGCATCCTGCTTAGTTGTATGACAGCCAATAATTTCGCCATCATCTTTAATAGTCGCCCAGCCTGAGCAACCCTCTGCGGTGTCTGTAATAAAATATGGCATTAGTACAACGTCTGCCTTAGCCAAGAAATTAAATGATCGCCTGCTTCTGTAATCGCATAAACAGATTCACCAGCGTTTAATACCAATTCAATGCTTTCCAATTTTTGTAAGCCTAAACCATTTGCAGTAGTTAGAGAATTGCCACCAATAAATAAGGTTTTTGTATTGTCTAAATTATGGATGTGCAGTCGTGATGGATTAGGTGAAACACCATCTACTAATTGGCGGGATGTTGTTATTGTTTGCTGACCAGATGTAATCGCCATTGTTAAACCTCATAAACTGATTCGGGATTTGTTGGATCGATTTGCGCAATACCTTGTAACTGTACCGATGGTACGCCAGTATGTTCGATCATTGGCAAATCTAAAGCAGCCAAAACACCAGCAGGATTAAAGCCAGCCAAAATAAGTTTCGATGCCATCGTGACACGCTTGTCAGTTTCCACGAGCGATGCAGCACCCAGATCCACGTTAGCCAAAGGTACACGATAAACGTCACCACCATCGACAGGTCGCAGATCCTCGAACCTACGGATGTCATTGACTGATAAAAATCCCGCTTGTGAACCAATGCTGTATCCATTCATTCGTGTGGCAAAATCACCGCGTAGTAATCCATCGACATTAAAACGAATAAACGCACCCTCAGGAAGTAGTGTGCTGTAAGCATCCTCCATCTTTGCAATGTACGGTCGCAAAGTGTGTGTCACAAAATTAATGTTCTGTTGTTCCACGGAATTGTAAGACATAGCACCAGCAGATGTGATGCCGATCATATGCGGTGGTACACGGAAAATCCTAGCGATCTGTTCAACCGCAAACTTTTGCGAATCCAACATTTGTGCTTCATCAGGATTTACACCAGTGCGAACAAACTTTGCGCCACCGGTGAGAATACCTGTCTTATGTGCTTTCTTGTATCCCTTATGACGTGTATCAAAACCATCAACTAATTCTTTTGCCTGTTCGCGGTTCAGTCCCATAGGTGTTTCGATAACACCAGAAGTTGTCGCACCTTGTGCAAAGAATCTAGATGCAAAAGATTGTAATGCGCTAGCAAGTCCCAAGTTATCTTTTAAGTCAGTCACGCGACTTATGCCGCGCAGTTCACCAGCCTTGCGCATTTCGGTAATGTGTAACATATCCCGCGCCACTACTGGGTATTGATTATTGTCATCGATAATGTAAATCAGTTCACGGGTTACTGGTGTACGCGTTACCTGAATTCTGTTTGGATCTATTACGACAAGATTTGCAACCTGTCCTGTTTGATCTCTGTAAATACGCACGAACGCATTGCCGTCAAGCAAAAGCGAAATTAGCACCTGCTGATAATGCTCGGTGCGTAGTAAATCAACATCTGGTCTTTGTACCCACGCTGGTTGTGGTCGATAAGGTACGCGGTTGCCATCGATACGGCGGAAAGAATCAACTGGAAGTGTAGAAATTGTGTCAGAGATTAAAAGCACGCAAGCGTAGAAAGCATTAATGCGCATTGATGTAATCTGATCAATGTTCGTTCCTGCTTCGGTAGTAAATGCAAAGGAATCACCAGAACCCCAGATTGACTGGAAACTGATTGCGCGTTCCTCTTGTTTGTTGTTACTTAAACGCCCAAGCATTATTCGTTACCCCTCTCAAATGCTAAACCTACGAGAATGCAACTGATACCTGTTGCAACAATTCCTAAAGGCAAACTGAATAAACCTAACCCCAGAGAGATACACGCAAGACCAACTAATTGTAAAATTGTGGCTAACAACAAACACTCCCTAAAAACTAAAGAATTGCGGGACAACGGGTTCATCACGAGAAACAGTTGCCCTATCAAATCCAATGATACTAGCAACTGCCGCATCTATCTTGCGCGGTGATCCTCGATGTTCTTTAACAATGCGTGGTCCGATTCGATCAGTCTTGACAACGGCGTTGGATAAATGCCTAGTCAGTAACGGATTGCCATCGTGTGTAAGTTTCCCTGCAACGACAGCATCGTAAAATTTCGCGCAGGCTGGAACCATACGCGCTGGTGAAGTTGATGGCCATTCCACGATAGGTAAACCAGCATCATCTAAAACTTGCATTGTTCTTTGCCAACGGAATGGATCGCAAGCAATTTCTCGCACATTATGTGTAGAGCAGAACTGAATGATTGTGTTTTCTACATCTAAAATGTCTACGCGCCAATCATCATCATCGTCTGGTTGTTTTTCCCAAGCCTTAATCATAAAAACGTGTGGCTGATCCTCTTGCGTTACACCGATAATGACAGACGCATCGCCAGAGAACGAACCATCAAAACCAAGTACGACTGGCGTGTCAGCATCGATCTCACGCTCAATTGCTAGTGGTTCCCACGATCCGTTAGGCAACCAAGAAAGTTGCGAACTGACCCATTGATTGCAACGCTTTGTTCTGAATTCTGCTTCTGGTGTTCGCTTAACCATCGCTACAAAATCTGCGGGATCATTTAAATCACCAAAGGCTGGATTCGCTGCTTTCCAAGTTTTTTCTATTGTGTGATCCGCTTCATTGTCTGCTTCCCACCACGCCATAAAGAAAGTCGGATCATCGACTTCACCAGCAGCGACACGTTTGCCGTACTGATACAAAGCGTATGCGGTTGAGTCTTGTCCTGTTGAATCCGATTTAACGCCAGCAGTTGTGATTGCAATAGCCATAGGTTCACGGCGCGCACCCATACCAAGCAACATCGTGTCCCAAAGTTCACGATTCGGTGCAGCGTGCAATTCATCAAAAATCACCATTGTTGGTGACAGACCTTCCTTTGTAAATGCTTCACTAGACAGTACGCGGTAAACAGAACCAGTTGCGGGAACTTCGATTGCATCGCGGTAAACATTGCACAGTTCAGATAGTTCTGGTTCTGCTTCAATCATTTTCTTAGCATCGCCGAAAACAATGCGCGCCTGTTCTTTATCTGCGGCACAAGAATAAACTTCACCACCTTGCGCGCCCATAATTAAAGACCACAAACCAATACCAGAACCCAAAGCAGACTTACCATTTTTGCGCGCCATTCCGATCAGGGCTGTTCGATGCTGAAATTTTCCCGCGGTGTTTACTGCAAACAAATTATTAAGCAGTTCAGTTTGCCACGGTCGCATTTGCATAGGATCGCCAGAGTAACCCGCAACAGTTTCTTTAGTTTGAATTGCAAAAGTATTTACAAAATCTGTTACTTGCCAACCGCGTGATTTTTTTAGCGCAGTTTTATCTACTGGTGTAAGCCAAGTCGGTGGCCAAGATTCAATTTTGGCTGGCACGTGATTTTAGTTCCTCAAGTTTAGATTGTCGCTTGACTTCTGCTACACCTAGTCGTGTTCGATCTGTCGGCGTGAATCCTAGTAAGGAAAGATTTGCAACAAGTTGTCGATCTAATTCACGCAATGCTTTGCGTTCATCTGGTCGATTGCTGCTCATAACTTGAATGCGCAAATTCCATCGCTCATCTAATAATTCGCAGGTCATAAGTAATAAATCTATGTCAGTTGTCGGACTAATCCAACTTTGCCCCATTCCCCAAATGCGATCCCATAGTTGTCTACCAGCAGACAGCAACGGTCTGTGCGGTTCTGGAATGTCGTAGGCAGACGGCAATAAAACCATTTCACCTTGATTTGGCAATGGTCTCTTGCCTGGGTTGCCAATCATTCTTTTTTGTTCGGTTGGCTTTGGTGGCCGTCCACGCGTTGTCATTTTTGCAACCTTTAATTTGTTTTACGTTCAACTAATTTTAGTTTGTATTTGTTTTCATCTGGTGGTTCATAATCTGCTTTTTTAATTAGCGGTATGTCCTTAAACTTTTCATAATTAACGTGATGATGCCATCGGTTAAATTTCCAAGAAACTTTAGACACGTCAGGGTGTGCATCTACAAGCATTTGCGACTTAGGCAATGTGCCTTCCTCTGCATAAAATGCTTCTGTATTTCCACCCGCCATTTTTTGAGTAGTTATTTTGTACTGTAAAAAGGCATTAAACAAAACAGTTTGCCAATGATTACTTTTAAGAATGTCTAGGGACAGAATCGTGTCCTCATTGTATCTACCGCGCCATCTGTACGGTAAATCATTGCGAATTAAGTTGCAAGAATAAATGCGTGTGCCAACTACAAACGGTGGCAGTTTGGCGCGACTAGGTGCGAACATCCAATACTGTGGACCAGCCATTGCAATGTTTTCGTAACGCAAAACAAATTCCTCCATCGCGGCAAAGATAGTTCCATCACCTACGGGTATGCGCTGATTTTTATGCAGTCTGGCAAATAGTTGAATGTTGTCGTCCATAGTCCAATGAAATTCGTGTCCCTCAGCAATCGAATGTTCCCAAAGAAAATTACGCGCTGGACCAGAACCAGTTGATTGTCCCTCTTGTAATTCCATTAATGGGTCAAATGTTTTCTTGTAGATCGGATCAAGGATGATTAACTTTTCGGCAGAAAAAAAATTATTGTATTCGGCAAACTGTTGTTCCTCGATGACTAAACGATAAGGAACACCAATGCTGTCTAAGAATCTTGGCGTGGTTGCAATTTCGGCACGACTTTTACTTGGTATGTAAATGGGAAATTGTAAATCCATTATGCACCTAGTTCCCAATATGTTGGTCTGTTGTTCCACATTTTTGTAACAACTTTTTGGTAACCTAGTGACCGCAATGTAGCGTTAAACAATCTGCTCATTGTTTTTCCATCTATTTCTTTGCCCTGATGTAAATAAAAATTAAAGTGTCCTGTTGCATTATTTGTAAATGTATTAGCAATCAACATTCTTTTCGGGTGCAAGTTTTCTATGACGTGCAATAAATGCTCGATCGGATTTTGAAAATGCTCGAAATACTCTGACGCAAATAACAGGTCTGCTTGTTGTTTTATTTCGTTAGCATCGGAAACCATTGTAAATCCGTATTGGTTTGCAAGGATCTGTGCCATTTTGTACTGACTGCTGTTCGGTACATTAGTTCCGATAACAGTTGCAGCAGGAAACATCTCTGTCAAGACTGCTGATGTAATTCCTAAACCGTTGCCCAAATCAACAAGTAGTTGCGCATTTTTATTCTGTGCATAAATTCCGAATGGTGGCAGTGATCTTTCTTTCTGTATTTCTCGCAAGTATTTTTTAGAATAGGTTTCATAGCAATACCAAACTTCTGCCAAATAATTATCTGTGTCATACAAATCATAATTAGGCTGACCAGTCGCAAGTGATTCGTACCAGTCTTGCTCTAACTGCGTAAGCAATTCATCTGCACCGGACTTTAGGACAGAATAGGATGCAGCAACAATTTGATCTGCTGTGCTAATTCCAATGGCCTGCAATAATTTGTAAAAAAATTGCAAGCCATCTTTCCTATTGAGTTCAAGAATTTTACTCATCAGCAACGTAATTCACTTTGACAGACGAACCAATGTGACCATCATCAGTTGGCCACCACATAGAACCTTTTTTTGGTCGATCTATTTTTGTGAAAAAATCATTGGCATCTTGTTCAGTTGGAAAAGCAATTGAAACTCTAAATGCCGCGACTTTGTTATCTGATTCATAGTCAGGCATACCAGTCCACTCATCCATCGGATTAAGCGGTGGTTGCAAACTTATGAATCCAAACTGTTCTAATTCCCAACCGACAGAATCAAGTTCCAGCAATTGTTCTTTTAAAATTTCGGCATCCCATTCGGCAAGTTCTGCTGTGCGATTATCAGCCAATGCAAATGCTTTAATCTGATCCCACGTCCAGCCGACTGGTGTGCGACTGATCGCAATTTCTGTCCAGCCTAAATTCTTTGCTGCTTCCAATGTTCCGTTACCAGCCACGACAATGTTGTCTGGCGTAACGATAATTGGTTTGCGCTGCCCAAATAATTGCAGTGAGCCTGCGATCGCTTCTAGATTTTTTCCGTGATGCTTTCTAGCGTTCGATGGATCGAACTTTAATGTGTCAACTTTTACGGTTTCAATGCGCAAATCAGTCATAATTTGGAGCATACAGGAAAATGCTTACAAATCAAGCACTTCTGCAAAAAACCGCGCAAACAAAGGGTTTTTCAAAAACTGGGAATTTTGCGACAATGCGTACAGGGA